CAGCGACGCCTCCTCCTCAAGGAATTGAAGGCGCTCGAAGCGCAGATCGTCAAGACCCTCCAATCCTACACGGGCCAGACCTTCACGAAGGCGCGGCAGCAAGCCCTCCTGCGACAGGTCCGGGCCACGATCCAGACCGGCTATCGCGGCATCCTCAAGACCCATCAGACGGAAGTGCTGGCGATGGCCGAGTTCGAGGCTGAGCACATCGGCGCACTCGTGAATCGCACGGCGAAGGTCACGGTCTTCTCGGTCGGCGTGCCGGAGAGCGTGGTGAACTCGCTACTGAAGGACGATGCGGTACTCGGGGCTCCGCTGCGGGCGATCTGGGCACAGGAAGCGGGCGCGTTGAACCAGGCGTTCATCTCGGCGATGCGGCAAGGCATCCTCGCAGGCGAGACGACCGACCAACTGGTGCGGCGCGTCCAGGGGACGAAGGCCTTGCAGTACAAGGACGGCATTATGAACCCGCGAACGCGCGCGGTAGAGATGCGCGTGCGGACGAGTGCCCAGTCGATCCTGAACGATGCGCGAATGGAAGTATTCAAGAATAATGGCGATGTCCTCAATGGGGTGCAGGCGCAAGTGACCCTCGATGACCGGACGAGCGCGATCTGCATGGCCCGCAGTGGGTTCGCCTGGGACCTGGAGGGCAATCCGCTGGAGGGCACGGACACCGACGAGGACTTTCCGGGGCCGCCCCCGTGGCATCCGAACTGCCGGACGACCCTGACCCCGATTGTGAAGAGCCTCGGCGAACTGGTCGAGGACAAGGCGGTGGACAAGAAGGTGGATCGGGCACTGCGGCACTTGCCGGAGCGGACGCAGGCGAGCATGGACGGACAGGTCCCGCGCAGCCTGACCTATGAGGAATGGCTCAACACGAAGAGCGACGCGGCGCAGCAGGAGATCCTGGGGCCAGGGAAGTACACGTTGTGGAAGGCCGGGAAGATCAGCTTGCGCGACCTGATCGACCAACGGGGGAATCCGCTTACGCTCCAGCAGCTACGCAAATTGTAGGGGGCACCGTTGACAGTTCGCGGAAGTCGTGATATTTGCATGCGTTAGCCACCCTAACCATTTTGAAGGAGAGACCAGTCTATGCCCCTCAAAGGAATCCTCACCACCCTCGACGGACTCGACGAAGCCACGCAAAAGCTCTACACGAAGCGGGAAGACGGCAAGTTTGTGCTGGATGTCGAGGGCATGGTCGATAAGTCGAAGCTGGAAGAGTTCCGTACGAACAACATCGAAATGGAAAAGAAGATCAAGGTGCTCACCGAGCAGGCCGAGGTCTATAAGGGCATTGATCCGGCGAAGGCCAAAGAGGCGCTGGAACAACTCCAGAAGATCCAAGAGAAGAAGTTGATCGACGAGGGCAATGTTGAGCAGCTCTTTGCGCAGCGCACCGAGAAGATGAAGAATGAGTTCGTGGAGCAGATTGCGGCCAAGGAGAAGGTGATTGGCGAGTTGAAGGGCCAGGTCGATAAGGTCGGGTCTGAGAAGAATCAATTCATCCTGTTCACCGAATTGGCGCGGGCCATCGACAACCCCGAGTTTGGGTTTGAGTCCGGGGTGGCCGAGTTGCTGAAGCCGCAAGTGCTGAAAGAGTTTCAGTATCGCGATGAGAAGGTGGTCCGGGTCAAGCCGGACGGCACGTTGGTGTATGGCAAGAACGGCGACGCGGTGGGGCTCGGCGAGTTCCTCCAAGAAGTCGCCAAGGAGCGTCCGTATCTCGTGAAGAAGTCGGCTGGGGGCGGAGCCCACAACAACGGCAATCAGAACGGGAACGGCACAAAGCAAGTGACCCGCAGCACGTTTGAAGCGTTCTCGCCACAAGGGAAGGCGGATTACGTGAAGGCAGGCGGGAAAGTGACCGACCAAGCGTGATCGGAATCCCTCGGCGAGCCCGAGGGTAAGGCGGACGGTGTTCGCCTGACGATCAGCGACCTCACTCTCCTCGGGTGAGGGGACCGACCCTCTCTCTATCCGGCGGATAGAGATGCCGGTCCAGCAACTTCCGGCGGAGGCTGCTTCCAGGGACAGCGCAAAAGTTTTGTGTTGTCTGTGCGAAGGGCTTCTGGCGGATGAGACGCATCGCTTCTCTCCACAGACAGATCCTTTCGCGGTTCATCCAACCTTTGAAAGGAGTATGTCGCCATGGCGAATACGATTACCAATTTGATTCCGTTGCTCTATGAAGCGTTGGACGTGGTGTCCCGCGAAATGGTGGGGTTCATCCCGGCGGTCAATAAGGATACGTCAGCGGAGCGAGCGGCGAAGGATCAGACGATCAACATTTTCACCGTTCCGGCCATCAGTGGGTCGGATGTCACGCCGGGGCAACTCCCGCCCGATGACGGCGATCAGACGTTCGGGAATACGACGATGACGATCAGCAAGTCGCGCTACTGGCCGGTCCGGTGGACGGGCGAGGAGGGCAAGGCGGTCGGGCAGACCGGGCTTCAGGGCAACGTGCTGCGCGATCAATTTGCGCAAGCGATGCGAGCCGCCTGCAACGAGATCGAGTCCGATCTGGCAGCCCTGCACGGCCTCTCGTCTCGGGCCTATGGAACGGCAGGCACGGCTCCGTTCGGTTCGGCGGGCGACCTGTCGGATCTTTCCTTCACGAAGCAGATCCTCGAAGACAACGGTGCGCCCACGGGCGACTTGCAGTTTGTTCTGTCCACGGGCGCAAAGGCGAACCTGGGCGGAAAGCAGTCGGCCCTCTTCAAAGTGAACGAGGCGGGCACGTCGGATCTCTTACGGCGCGGCATTATCGGCCAGCTCGAAGGGTTCGACATGCACACGTCCGGGCAGGTGAAGACGTTCACGAAGGGCACGAACTCGGGAGCCACGACGAATGCCACAGGGTATGCGATCGGGGCCGTTACGATCACGTTGGCCTCGGCAGGCACGGGGACGATCCTCGCGGGTGATGTGATCACGTTCGCGGGCGACACGAACAAGTATGTCGTCCTCACGGGGGATACGGACGTGTCGAACGGCGGGACGATCGTCTTGGCGGAGCCGGGCTTGCGGCAGGCCATTCCCGCAGGGGCGACGGCGATTACGACCGCCGCCAACAGCTCGCGCAACATGGCCTTCAGCCGAAGCGCCATTGCGTTGGCGACGCGCCTTCCGGCACTCCCGGATGGGGGCGACAGCGCGGATGACCGGACGACGATCACGGACCCGGTGTCCGGGCTGTCGTTTGAGATCAGCTTGTATCGGCTCTATCGCCGGATCAAGTACGAAGTGGCGATTGCCTGGGGTGTGAAGATGGTGGCCCCACGGCATACGGCCATCTTGCTCGGATAAGTCTTTCCTTCGGTGGGTGTGGTGCAATGATCGGGCAGGGGGCGCGAGCCCTCTGCCTGGCACTGAGGGGGGAGGACTATCTATGAGCGAGTTGCGCCATGGCGACATCAAAACCTTCAGCCTCCCTGTCGGCTCACTGTTGACAGTGACGACCGTCACGGGCGAGGCCTACGTCAATCAAGTCAGCACAGCGGGCGTGCTCGGGACGACCACGCGGGTATGGTCCGGGTCGCCGGTCGAGGACTTCGGTCCGTACGGCACGCAACGCACCCTACGAGTGCAGTGCTTATCCGGGGCGGTCACCGTGGATCAGGCCGTCTTCGAGTTGGACAACGGGGCGAGCGGGAACGGCTCGTCTAGCTATCTCGTACAAGACGACTTTGTCGGGGGAAGCGTCGCGCTCTTCGTAGGCGAGATCGGCGAGATGGGCTGGTTCGGCAATCAGAACGGCTCCGGCAGTGTGATCATTCCCACCTTGGGACCGACCGACATCGACCATCCTGGGGTGAAGGCACTGACCACCGGGACGACGAATAGCTCGTGGGCGATGATTCATGTGCCGTCCACGTCGGCGTTCAACATCTTCATCGTGGACGCCAAGTTTGACATGACGTGGTGGGTCAACCTGCGACAGACGGCGAATACGAAAGCCGCAATCGGGATCGGCAGTGTGGCTGCGCCAGCAGCCTTGAGTGGGATTCGGATCGAGAAAGAGTTTGGCGACAGCGAGTGGTTTGCGTTTACCGGGGACGCGGCGAACACCACACGGGAAAGTTTGGGCGCGATCGTCGCGACCTAGTGGGAGAAGTTCCGCATCCGTCGGCTGGACGCGGCCACGATTGGCTTCACGCGGAACGTACAGACCGAGGTGGAAATCGATACGACGTTGCTCAGCGAGGGCACGGGCGTCTGTATCTCTGCCTATATCGAGAACGACACGACGGCGGATAAGCAGCTGTGGATCGACAAGTTCCTGTTGC